CAGCACCTCCAAAAAAGTATCTTCCAGTACTCATATCATTAAGTTCTGTCCAGTTGGTTCCATTCCAAGATTCTGTTACTGCTCCGTTTGGTGTTCCAGTTCCTCCAAAAGCTAAAGCTGCTGTATTAGTTCCAGCTCCTCCTAGACCATATCTTGCACTATTTAAATCATTTACTTCAGTCCAGTTAGTTCCATTCCACAATTCTGTGTTTGCTTTTATAGGATTCTGTCCTCCAAAAGCTAAAGCTGCTGTATTAGTAGCACCGCATCCTGCTAAATATGTTCTTGCTGTATTAAAATCATTAACTGCAGTCCAATTTGTTCCGTTCCAAGATTCTGTTCCATCCCCAAAAGCTAAAGCTGCTGTATTAGTTCCAGCTCCTGAAGCACCAGCCCTTCCCGTATTTAAATCATTAACTTCAGTCCAGTTGGTTCCATTCCAATTTTCTGTTATTGCTAAAGATCCAGGATTACCTCCAAAAGCTAAAGCTGCTGTGTTGGTAGTTCCTGCTCCTGCTAAAATATATCTTGCAGTGTTTAAGTCATTAACTTCAGTCCAAGCTGTTCCATTATATTTTTCTGTTAAAGCAACAACTCCAGGATCAGTCATTCCGCCAAAACCTAAAGCTGATGTTTGTGTGCCAGCTCCTCCTAAATGATATCTTCCTGTTCCTAAATCTCCACCAGTAGCCCATGATCCAGCGCTAACTAAAAATCCTTTCACAGAATTAGATGTTGTATTATACCAAACTTGTCCTTCAACAGGATTAGATGGATCTGAAGATACTACTTCTATATTTGTGCCATGTATTTCTTTGTATGTTGCCATAATATTTTAACTTGTTGTTATTGTTACTGTTGCTGGACCTACACTCCATTCTTCGGTTGCGGCTGTAGCACCTGGAAGATTCCCACCAAAAGCCAAAGCTGAAGTATTACCTGCACCAGCACCACCTATACCATTTCTACCTATATTTAAATCCGCTACTTCAGTCCAATTTGTACCATTCCAAGATTCAGTAATTGCTAAAGCTATTGGAGGAGAACCATCATATCCACCCCAAAATAAATGAGAAGTTTGTGTTCCTGCAGATCCCATTGTTAATCTTCTTACTGTGTTTAAATCATTGACTTCAGTCCAGTTTGTTCCATTCCAAGACTCTGTTTTTCCTGAAACAGCAGGTTCTTCTCCAGCTAAACATAAAGCTGATGTATTATTAGCACCACCACCAGCAACTTCCTGTCTAGCTGTGTTTAAGTCATTTACTTCTGTCCAGTTAGTACCATTCCAAGTTTCAGTGGTTCCGACAATACCTACTCCGCTTACGTTTCCACCAAAAGCTAAAGCAGATGTTTGTGTGCCAGCTCCACCTAAATCTTGTTTAACTGCATTTAAATCATTAACTTCTGTCCAACTCGTTCCATTCCAAGATTCTGTTGCTGCTGTCATACCACCATTTGGATCACCTGGACTTCCATTTTCACCACCAAAAGCTAAAGCTGCTGTACTTGTTCCAGCACCACCTAAAACTGTTCTTGCAGTATTTAAATCATTTAATTCTGCCCAAGTTGATCCATTATAAGATTCTGTAAGGGCTAATTCATTTAATGCTGGGGTTTTTCCACCAAAAGATAAAGCTGCTGTTTGTGTTCCAGTTCCACGTGGATTAGATCTAGCAGTATTTAAATCACCGCCCGTTGACCAACTTCCAGGATTAATATAAAAATATTTTAAAACATTATCCGTCTCATTATACCACACCTGTCCCTCCAACGGATTAGCGGGATCCGAAGTAAAATCTTGTATCTTAGTACCGTGTATGCCTTTGTACGTAGCCATTTAAATTTTTATTCCTCTAATGTTATATCAGCGGGTCTTGAGCTATTGCTTTTTTCTTCATCAGATAAAGCATCCCATGCAGTTTGTGCTGCAGTGACCTCAACGTCAACAATTGCTTGCGCTTCGTCTTTTGTTTTAACAGTTCCTAGCACTTTATTAATCCAAAGATTTGCATCTTTGTTATGTGCAGGTACTCTCCAAACATTACCAGGTAAACCGGAAAATGCAATCTTTGAAGATTCATTATGTTCAATAAATCCTTTGCCCCAGTTTTCTGCTACGCAGTATTGATGTGTTTTTGCCATAGTTTACTCCTTTGTTAATTAAGTTGTTGTTATTGTTCTGTATGCTGTTCCTGGTGAACTAAATTCTTCTGTTACATAAGTAGGACTTCCTGTAGTTCCAGAAAAAGCTAAAGCTGCTGTTGAAGTTCCAGAACCGGCTAAATAACCTCTTGCTGTGTTAAGTGAAGGTTTAGTTGACCAATTAGTTCCATTCCACGATTCAGTTTTTGCGCCAGCTGCACCTATGCTTGGTTTCATAGCACCAAATATTAAAGCCGCTGTTGCCGATCCATGAGATGCCGCTAAACCTGTTCTAGCACCATCACTTAAATCATTTACTTCAGTCCAGTTAGATCCATTCCACAATTCAGTTCTTGCACCCTGAGGTTCTGGTTCTCCTCCTATAGCTATTGCTGAAGTATTGCTTGCTCCCGATGCCGCTAAAAAATATCTTCCTTGATTCATATTGCTTACTGCTGTCCAATTTGTTCCATTCCAAGATTCATTGGATGATGTACCATATGGAGATCCTCCTATTGCTAACGCTGAAGTTTGCGTTCCATCTCCTGCCATTGCTTCTCTCGCATTATTCATATCATTAACTTCAGTCCAATTTGTTCCATTCCATAATTCAGTTACAGTCACGCTTGGTGGAGAAAAACCCCCTGCACATAAAGCAGATGTTGATGTTCCAGCTCTGCCACCACCACGTCTTCCATCATTTAAATCATTTACTTCTGTCCAGCTAGATCCATTATATAATTCTGTTGCGGCTGTAAAAGTAGGACCACCTCCTCCAAAAGCTATAGAAGCAGTTTGTGTTCCTGTTCCCATTAATTGAATTGCTTTATCCCCTGTTCTAGTCATAGTACCACCAGTAACCCAAGCACCAGCTGCTACTTCTATAGCAACTTTAAAAGCACCCGTACTAGAATTATACCAAACTTCTCCAAGAATAGGATTTGATGGATCCCCGGCAACATTTTGAACTGCCGTTCCGTTGATCTCTTTATAGGTAGCCATGATTATTTATTCTTTAACAACCAACCTTGAGTTCCATCTGTATAGACCAAAGTATTAGCTGCCCTTTCTACTGAAATTGTTAAACTTGCTGCAACACCTTGAATTTTTTCTGCTCCATTTGGTGCAACTGTTAAAGTATTAGTGTCAAATGTTCCTGCATAATCTACAAAAGATATTTCATCACCTAAAGTTCCTGCTGGTAAAGTCATTGTAAATGCAGCACTTGTTGTATCACAAAAATATCCTTCTCCTGCGACTGCTGTAAATCCTGCAGTCTTGACTGCTACCCATGACGTTCCACCCGAGTTATCTACAAAAGATAAATTACCTGAGCCGTCTGTTACTAAAATTTGATCTGCTGTACCATCTGCTGCTGGAAAAGTTAAGTTATCTATAATTACTTGTCCCGATCCTTTTGGAAGAATTGATACATCAATATTTGTATCTCCACCAGAAGCCGTTAAAGTTGGACCATTTCCTGTTGCAGCATTAGCATAAGTTAATTCATTAACTGCTGAAGCTGTAGCTGTTAAAACTAATAATTCATTTCCGTTAGTGTCTAAAATTGAAGTCCCAATTTTAGGTGCTGTTAAAGTTTTGTTTGTAAGAGTTTTTGTATTATCAGTTGAGATAATATCACTACCCCCTAATGTAGCAGTTGTTGCTTCTAAATTCGCAACAAGTGTTGCTGTAGTAATAGTTAAGTTACCTGTATCAGAAGCAGTGGCTGTTGTAGTACCAACAACAAATTTATCAGCACTTTCGTCCCATGCTATAATAGCATTATCGCCTGTACTTCCTCTTTCAATTATGATACCAGCATCATTTGCGTTTGATGTAGCACCTGAATTTAATTCTAATAAGTTGTCATCTACAGTTGTGTTTGTAGAATTGACAGTAGTTGTTGATCCATTAACAGTTAAATTACCAGTTACTATTAAAGCACCACCGACTGTTACGTCATCTGGTAAACCAACTGTAATTGTACCTGAACTTTCACCAACTTCAATTTCATTTGATGTTCCAGCAAAAGTAATAGTACCACCTAAAGCTGTAGCAGTAGAACTAGAACCATCTGTAACTGTAATACCTGAGTTTGTTAAACTAGAATTACCAATGTTTGATAATGTGTTAGAAGCCGCATCAATTGTTTTGTTTGTTAAAGTATCTGTACCAGTTTTTGTAACAATTGTTGAATCTATTGCAAAACTAATATCGTTATCTGAAACAGTTGTGGCAATACCTGTACCACCAGTAAATGATAATGTATCAGTTCCAACAGTTACTGTATCATTTGAACCAGTATCAGCACCTATAGTTAGTGTTGATGACAAGCTGCCAATTTCTCCATCTACATAAGCTTTAATAGATTGTTGTGTTGCCAATTGTGTAGCAGAGTCAGACGCCAGGTTGTCTTCGTCTAATACTGCTGTTCCAGAAACACCTGTATTTAATACTACGCTTGTTAATGTTTTGTTAGTTAAAGTTTGTGTTGCGGCGTTTGATGTAATTTCAAATCCACCAGCTGTTGAATTGTCGTGAACTCTAAGGGTATCGAGTGTTGTATCAACACTGATTTCACCCACAGTTCCTGTGAACGAGTTGTTTTGAGAGGTTGTTCCTCTTCTAAATTGTAATACTGTTGGCATTTAAAAATCTCCTATACCTATTTATAATACTTTTTCTTACGAAAGTGCTCCTAAATCTATTGTGTTTGTTGATCCTACTGGATCGTTGTAACTAAATAAGTTTGCTGTCAAAGCTATTCCAAATGCATCTGCAGACCCAGCTTCAAAAGGGGTTTCTTGTGTAGATTGTTCAGGATCAAAACTTAAATCAAAATTACCGTCTGAACCCGGTGCTGTAGATAATGTAGATTCACTTAAATCGGTTGCAACTGCTCCAAATGATAAAACACCACTTCCATCAGTCTTTAATACTTGACCATCAGATCCATCTGCTATCGCAGCTGTCATAGCTGCAGTAAATATTGCGACATTTCCTGTTGCATTAGGTAAAGTGATTGTTCTATCTGCTGTTGGATCAACAACAGTCAATTGTGTTTCATTTCCATCAGGAGTAGACCCTTCAAAACTAAATGAATTTGTAATATTAATTGTTTGAGAATTAACTGATGTTAATGTTCCAGTTACCGTTAAATTTCCATCTACTGATAAGTTGCCAGTAACATTTAGTCCATCATCTATTGTTATTAATGTTGAATCTGAAGATGAAAGTGTTGAACCAGAAATTTGTAACGCCGAGTTTTGAATAGCATTTGTACCATTACCTAAAAGAATAGCGTTTGTTGTTAGAGTAGCAGCACCGATACCACCATGAGCTACGCCTATAAATTCGCCTGATTGAAACTCTGCTAGACCTGTAGCGTTGTTACTTTCATCAAAGACTGTTCGTATTGGTGTTTTTACTGCCATTTATTTCTCCTAAAATAAAAATAATTCATCTGGTGTTGATGTTAATGTATTACCATTGGCTAATACAAAATTTGCTATTGTTGTGTTTGCTCTTGTTTTAAAATTTAAAAATGCATTAGCTGTACCTAATCCACCAGCACTACTAAAAAATGGAACTGTACGGATAGCGGTTCCTTCATCATCAGCCAGTGCTATAGCTGATGTTCCACTTCCAACTGCAATTTTTGAATTTACAGGTAATGTAGCACCTGTAGCAGAAATTTGAATTGCGCCTGTTCCGTCAGATGATATTGTCGAACCACCTAGATTTATTGTACTACCACTTAAAAATAATTCAGACCAACGTTTAGTTGCTGAACCTAAATTACGAGTATTATTAGCATCAGGTAAAATGTCTTCAGCAACAGATGATAAATCATTAAAATTAGCAATAGTAACGATACTATCACCACTTCTCATAAAAACTTTTTTATCGGTTATATTAATAGCAACTTCACCATCTACTAAATCACTTGTAGTTGGTATGCCAGAAGCTGTTGTAGACCTTTTAAGTTTTATAACTGTTGCCACAAGTAATCTCCTAAATTAATTATTAAAATGTTCCGCCGTCTATACTTGTAACTGTAACTGCGCCTGAAGAAACTGTAAAGTTATCAGAACTAAATGAAGCAACCCCTTTATTACTTGTTGTTGCTAATTCAGCAGTGATAGTTAACGTATCACCTGATTGTGATGTATCAATACCTTCACCACCAGTTACTGTTAGTGTATCTCCTAAATCAATATCTTGGTTACCACTATCAGTAGTAACGTTAATAATACTATTTGCTAATTTAGCATTAGTAACATTAGCGTCTGTAATTTTGAGAGTTGTTACTGCATCACTAGCAAGTTGGTTAGTACCAACTCCTGAAGCCTTAATTTGTAAAGCGTCACCTGATACTTCAATTGATGAATCATCTACAGCAACATTTAAAGTATTACCAGTTTTTGTTAAAGCGTCACCAGCTGAAATCTGTCCAGCACCTGAGAACTGACTAAATGTAATATTAGTTGTTCCTAATGTTGGTGTACCATTATGTGTTGCAACATAACCGTTATCAGCATTTGCTGTACCTTCTTCAACGAAGAAGAATGTGCCACCAGTTAATTCAGCAGCCGTATCAGCGTCTGGACCTCTTGTCAATACATAAGCAGATGCACCATCACCAACAGTTGTAACAACATAGATACCGTTTTCAGTAGCGTCTGTCTGATTTTTTAATAATATTCTATCACTTGCTGATGGAGTTTGACCATCAATTGAAAAAGCACCATTTGAACCAGCAGTAATTGTTCCTGCACCGTTATTGTAAGTACCAGCAGCGTTAGCTGTTGAAGCGTATCTTACGGATTCTTTTACATCTAAACCGTTAGCAACACCATCAACGTATGCTTTTGTAGCAGCGTCCTGATCACCTGACGGATCAGTTACATTTGTAATTCTACTTGAATCAACATCAACAACACCAGTGCCTTTTGGACTAAGTTTTAAGTCAATGTTTGTATCGCCACCTGATGTAGCAATTTTAACAGCGTTAGATGTAGCTGCGTTAGTAATTTCTAATTCATTTACAGCAGATGTTTCTGTTTGTAATAAAATTAGTTCATTGCCATTAGCGTCAGCAATAAAACCACCATCAGTAAATTTAGGTGCTGTAAGTGTTTTACCACTTAAAGTTTGTGTTGCTGTGTTAAGTGTGATAGCACTTGTGTTTGATAAATCTGTTGAAGCAATAGTAATAGAACCGTTACCATCAAATGATTGTCCAGCAATATTAACTGCTGACGCTAATGCTGTAGCTGTATCAGCGTTACCTGTTACATCACCAGTAATATTACCAGTAAATGTACCTGCGATAGCACCTGTACCTGTGATTGTAGGACTAGTTAAAGTTTTATTTGTAAGTGTTTGAGTACCTGTTAACGTAGCAACCGTACTATCAATCTCAAAAGAAATTTCATTATCACTTACAGTAGTATCAATTCCAGTACCACCAGTAAATGTGATTGTTTCGCCTGTTGAAACTGAATCACTTGAACCAGTATCAGCGGCAAGTGATAAAGTAGATACTACAGTACCAAAAGTTAAATTTCCTGAACCATCTGTTTTTAAGAATTGGCCGTTTGAGCCATCACCATCTGGTAACGTGAATGTGGTATCAGCTGTTACGGCGTTAGGAGCTTTAAGTCCTATGAAGTTTGTTCCGTTGTTAGTACCTTCATTTAATTTTAATGTACCACCGGCAGCAGCACTATTACCAATAAAGATTTCATCAATTGCTTTATTACTATCTACTAGTAAAGCTGATGAAGCTGTTAGTGTACCATGTACGTGATCTGCTAAATCTGCAAAATATTTACCACCGATAACATGAATATTAGCGGCTACGCCCTCTGTTTCAGTTCCAGTCCCTATAAAAGTTCTATCACCATTATTACCTTGTGTACCCGTGCCGTACGTATAGGCTAATTCACCTTGACCTAATTCTGATGGTGCCGCTGTTCCCGAGGATCGTTTTATCTGTATTACTGTTGCCATTTAATTCTCCCTAAAAATTACCACCGTTAAACTTTAAAGTTCCTGTTTCTGTAGATAATTCTGTTCTTGTTATAAATTTATCTGTAGCAGAGTCATATTGAATTAAGGCACCGTCCTCTAACGAACTGGTATTCACGTCATTTAGATTTTTAAAAGATTGAGCTGCAGAAGCACTTGGCAACTGTACAGAAACTTGTTGAGGTCCTGTAGATGTACTAGAGTTTATATTAGCTCTAACACCACCACTTCCATTTATTACTGCTCTAACCATTAAAATCTCTCTCTTTTATTATATTTATAATAAAAATGTATTAAAAAAGAAAAATTATGTAGTAACGTTAGGACTAATTGTTATTATTCCTTCAATAACCCTTGTTACTGTACTGTCAGAGGTTTTAGTGATTTCTACGTCATATACATAACGTGATGGAGCGTCTAAAGTTGCTGTTTGATCTGCTGTTAACGACAAGGTAATGACACCAGATGCAGGTGTACTAATTGCTGTAGTAAAAACAATACGTGTTCTTGTAGAGGCATATCCAAGTGCCATTTTGCCTTCAACAGAATAGCCTGTTAAATCAAAGATATCTCCATTTGAATCCGTAACGGATACATCCGAACTGAACGAAGTTCCTTGGTCAATTCTAAGATTTGCTGTAGCCGCCATTTAAATTATTTTTTAATTTCTTCTAATTCTTGTTTAACCGGTATCTCTTTTTTAATCTGTTCATTGTAGTAATTAGTTAAAACCTCTATTTTTTCTAATTCCAACTCGTGTCTTAATTTAGACTGCTGTATTTCAGCCCTAGCCACAATAACATTTTTACATCTTATTGATAATTCACTATCTTTATAAATTGTTCCATCGATTGTATATGTTCTTTCTTCGCTCATTTTTAATTTTCTCCTATTTCAGTATAAATCATATAATATGCCATTTTATATTTATATCAGTTTTATTTATCTTTTAATACCCAACCTTGTGTGTTATCATAAAATACTAAAGTAAATGCAGCTCTTTCAACTGCCACTGTCAAATCTGTCGCAGAACCTTGTATAGGTTTTCCGTTCCTATCTACAGTTAAATTATTTGTATCAAAAGTGCCGGCAACATCAACAATACTTATTTCGTCACCAATTGTAGGTGATGAGGGTAGTTGTAAAGTGTGAGTAGCTGAAGTTGTATCTATAAAGTATCCTTCACCTGCTGAAGCTGTTGTAACGGTAGAACCATCAGCGACAACTCCTGTTTGCCAGTCTGTACCAGCCGATATTGTTGTAGTATCTCCTAAATTAATAGATACACCATTAAGTGTAAAACTAGGATTTTGTAATTTGGTATTTGTAACTTCGCCGTCAGCAATATTAAATGTGACCGTATTATCAGTAACAACAGATGTAATACCAGCACCACCAGCAAAACTTAGTGTATCTGTTCCTATAGTAACATTATCCGTTGTAGAAGAATCATCTCTAATGGTTAAAGTGCTTGACAAACCTGAAATTTCATTATCAACATATGCTTTAATAGATTGTTGAGTGGCTATTTTTGTGGCACTATTAGAAGACATATTGTCTTCATCTAATACGGCTGTTCCAGAAATACTTGTATTTAAAACAGCACTTGTAAGTGTTTTGTTTGTTAAAACTTGCGAACCTGTTAAAGTAGCGATAGAAGTATCAGCACCAATAGTTAAAGTATCAGTTGCACTTACTGTAGCTGTAATACCACCAGAACCGATAACATTTAATGTATCGCCACCTATTATAGTTTGAGTTGTAGATGAAGAATCTCTAATCGTAAAATTATTAACACCACCTATCGCTTCATTGATTGCAGCAACTACTGAAGATTTGTTTGCAGTAGATAAATCGGTTAAATCACCAACGTCTGTACCTAGACTATTAAACGTGGTTCTAAACGTTTCTAAAGTATCTGATGTTGCTACACTTCTTGTTGCCATGTTATTTACTTACCACTCCCTTAATTAATTCTTTAATTTCTCTCAATTCTGCTTTTAAACTATTTATTTCTTTTACTGTATTTCTTATCTCATCACCTTGTTTTTCTCTATCTCTTACTCTTTTCATGTATAATGAATATTCAGTTTGATTAGTATTAATAATACCATTTGATCTTGTATCTCTTACTAAACTTTCAAATCCTTCTACTTTTAATCTTGCCATTATACTGCCAGTGCTATTGTTCTAAAGTCTTTTAGTCTTGCTGGTAAAGCTGATACTGAACCATTAAAGACAATTTTAATTTGGAAAGATGTAAATTCAGGTAAACCACTATCGCTGAATTTGTAATCTTTGAAATCTAAATCTAATATTACATCACCATTTGAAGGATCGACTGTTACATCTGAACTACCATCTGTGTTAAATGGAGTAAACGCAATATCTTCTATTCTTCTTGTTTCTTCTCCACCAGATAATCTATAGTAACATTTAATGGAAGAAGTTGATCTTACACTAGCCGCTAATCGTACATCTAATGCTGTTGAAGCATTTGCTAGATTAATTGGTTTAGTAACGTAAGCGCCAGCAGATGAACCACCTTCTACGGCTGTGTCATCTTCGTAATCAACTGTGTTTGTTAATTTTGCTATTACTTTTGATCCACTCGCTGGAGCAGTATCTAAAGTTAAAGTTGTTCCTGAAACTGTAAAGTCGTCAACAGGTTGTAATTTTTTACCATCTTTTTTAATGGATAATAAGTGAACACTTGTTGGTGTTCCTGATAAAGTAAATGCTGTAGTTGAACCATCTCCTGTAAATGTATCTGTAAATGATACTGCAGGATTATTTAATCTATTTGAAATCGCAAAAGCATTTACTCTTTGTAAATCTATCACTGGCGATAAGTTAGCATTTGTTGAACTCATTGTTAAATTCATAACAATTGATTTAGAACCAGATATTTCATTTGTTTGGTTAATATCACTAGCAACTAATCTTGGATTATCGAAGTAGTAGTTATCTCCTAATACAATATTTTCAGCAGCAGTTGCGCCTTGTAAACTAAATGCTGTTTCTGAACCATGAACTGATTTACCAGTTGTCGTTCTTAAAGTAGAAGTTAAACTTGTCGCTGGGTGTACAACATGACCAATTTGTGGTTGTAGTACATCAAACAATCTATTTTGTGTAGCAGTTACAGTTGAACCACCAACATCACCTGTTGATGTAGCTGTACCTGAAGTTGTAACATCATAACTGTCTAAAGTGATGTTTGAAATACTTGTGTATGTTCCATTAATGTCACTGTGAGCAATACCATTGTAAGTACCTGCAGCGATATCAGCAATTATTACATTGTCTGTTGTAGAATGCATTCCATGATTTTTATGGAATACTCTAACTACACCTGAGCCATTAAATGTTCTAATTGGATTACTATCTAAAGTTTTTACAGGTAATGAATCATTTGCTAATGTTAAAGTACCAGTTGAAGAAGTATCAAATACTGCTTTTCTTAAAGTAAACTTCATGTCTTCCATTTGTTCTGGTGTCCAAGTACGATAGTTAGCAGATTTAAATAATACACCACTTGCTGGTTGTTTAGATACTGTTCTATCTGAATCAATTGTTTTATCACCTAGTCTGGCTATGTAAGCTGTGTAATCTGTTGAGTCTGAATACAATACTATACAATATTCAATACCTTCTTGTAAATAAACAGGACTATCAAAAGTAAATGTTGTTGCTGTTGATCCATCTGTGCTTGTATTTACTGAACTTGGATTTAAATATTTTTGAGCAAAAGGAATAACTTTTTGTCCAGGATAACCATTGACCATATTTCTTATTTCTGCTCTTACTGGAATGGTATCTGATTTAGTAGCAAAGAAAGCGTCTAAAGAAGTAATAAACATACCATCTTCTTCATCAATAATAAATGATTGAGCCAAAGGATCACCACCTCGTCTACCAATTACTCTACTTGCTGTTCTTGTAGTTGATGAAGTTGCTGTCACAGTTTGTCTAACTGTTCTTGCTTCTCTTGTTGAAACAATCGCCTCTTGTGTTGTTTCTAATAAACCTTTAGCGTCATAATCGGATTCTCCTGAAGTAGCAACTGCTGTTCTATCTTCACTATTTGTAGATGAAGCCGTTAATCTGAATACTCTTTTACCTGTTCTCCATCTTGGATTTGAATCTACGTTTGGATCAGGAATAGCAAATGTTCCTGTTACAAAACCATTCGCATCTGTTACAATATTACCACCTAATGAACCACCGTCTGGAGTAATGTATGTTGAAATATCTATGTTGTCAAAGAATGGATAAACTCTTGTATTAGGTCTCATTCCTTGAGCCGTAAATGTGATTGATCTACTTCTAATAAATGGGACAAAAGCAACTGATATAACTCTATTACCTAAACTTTGTCTAACTGTTTGAGGAACAATTGTTGTTCTAACACCAGCTCTTGTTTGTACTACATCTGTACTAGTAGTTTGTACTAAACTATTTCCTTGCCATCTATTATTGGTTCTAGGATTACCTGACCATTGATCTTGCCATTCATTCCATTCTGTACCAACTGGTATTTCTGTTGTATTTGTATTATCTAATCCAGCATTAATAGCTAAATTATCAAAAGTTCCATTTACATTTACAACTAATTCAGGAGCAACTCTTGTTTCTTTCCATTCATCAACTGGTGGATTTAAAGTTATATCACCAATCCAATCAAATACTAAAAATGGATTTAAGTTTTCTGTTTTAGTAGCATAAGGTTGTTGTAAGTATATTGATTCTGTATAAGGTAAAGTAATTAAGTCGCCTGTTTTAGAATAGTTAGCTGCTGTTCTATCAGCTGCTAATATAGAAGTTAAGTCATCATCAACTTCGGTTAATTCTATAACATCTTCATTGAAAGGTGTTCTTGCCTCACCTCTTGCTCTATCAATGGATAGTTTGTAATCATTATTTCCTACATCACCAACATTGTGACCCGAAAAGTTATCTACTACAAAACCATTTTTGAATCTATCAAATCCATTAGCGTCTTGTATTTGTAAACTTTGAGCATCAGCTTCTAGTAATGAAAGTTGAGTGTAGTATTCAATATTTTGTATTCTTTTTTCTAGTTTACCAATATCTCTCATTGTAAATCTAATATTATCTTCTTTGTCTATAATAATATCAGCTGTATTGAGAGTATAACTTGGTATAGTTAAAGTTGCCAATAATAAATGGCCATCTAAATTACCAGGCTCTAAAGGATTTAAAGCAGAAGCTCCTTTTAATACTTTTATTTCGCCTTGTCTTGTAATAAAGATTTTATCTATTCTATTTAAGAAATATTCAAAATCTGTTGTAGTGTCTGAATTGAACTGTACAGGATCAACTGTTGAAGCTCCTGAACCATCAAAACTTCTATCTGAAGAACCTGAATTAATTGTAGTAGCGTCATCAACTCTTGGTCTAAAGTCTAAACAATCTCTTAATTCAAATCTAGTACCTGTTGTATCTGAAATGTAACTTGGTATGTTTTCATAATCAATAACTCCTGAATATGAATCAATATCAAAATGGTCACCAGAACCATGAGAGAAGAAATCAAAGTCAACAAGTAATCGACCTGTTGGTCTAATTGAACCTGGTTTTAATTTTAATCTTCCTATATCGTAATAGTTATCTCTTTGACCTGTATCTAAATCAAAACGACTTGTAATGTCTGTATCACCTGAAGTTGCCGCAGCACCAAAACCACTTGACATATAAACATTGTTAATTTGAAAAATATCAGCTTTACCTAAACCAATTACACCACTTTCAATAATTGATTGAGATGAAATAGCAACTGTTGATCCACTGTTTAAAGCTTTACTTTTTGAGTTCGAAACTGTTGTTCTTTGAACTGTTGCTAAAATCTTTAATTTATGTCCTTGAAAATTAGCACCTAAATCAAATTTTAAAGTCTTCCCTACGGGAGAACCACCTAATTCTAATATAGCATCGCCTTCGTGGTTATTTCCATCTAAATTTAATACATCACCAACAGCACCAGTTCCACCAGCGCCAGTTGTCATAATAGTAGCTGAAAAATCATCAGCAGCAAAAGAAGCAAATGTTTCATTTGTACCAGCAGTAATTGTTTCATCACCATTTGATGATAATGTAATTGTAAATTGTCTTCTTACATTATAACTTGTATCTGAAGCACCACCGTTTGCTGTTGTTTTTAAAGTTTTAACTGTAGTGTGTGGTAAATCAAATATTGATATATTGTTTTCAGGATTTGTTAATTTTGATCTTTTTCTAGTTAAAACTGAAGCAGTCGTAACATCTGAACCACCCACATTAGCTGTTAATTCTAATTCTGTTTGTGATACGACATATTTAACTAAACCTGTTACTGTAACACCGGTGTCATTAACAAATGAAATTGAATCACCAATTTTTAAATCTACTGTAAAGTTTGTACCTTTACCTAAAACAGTAGCATCTGAATTAGCAACTGAAACGTTACCAGTAATTATCGTGTTGTCACCGTATGTTGATGTTAAGTCAGTATCAGCTGTGTATGTTGGAGAACCCGCCATACCGATTTGTTTAACTGCTGAAACATCTCTTGTTCTTACAGCAGTAAATCCTAAAGCGTTTGATTGTAAAGTTAAAGAAGCGTTTGAAGTTTGTCCTGTTACAACTTCTCCAGCACTAAATGTTCCTTCTACGTTTGAAACAACAATTGTAGTATGTTTTAACGTAGGACCACCACTAAACGAAGTTACATTGACAGCAGTTGTACCATCTGATTCATATAATTCAAATGTATTTGCTGTTGTATTTCTAGCAGTATAAATGGTAGCATCACTTGTTGCTGATGAATCTATTTGCCAAGTACCACCTGTTAAATGAACTTGTTGACCATCTGTAATACCATGTGCAGTTAAAGTAACAACACCGGGACTAGCAACTGAAATAGAAGTTACTGCTGTGTTTTTAGTCGCTGTAATATTTTGAACAACACCAGTAGCGCCTGAAGTGGCACCTGATACAATTTCTCCTGTTGTATATGAAGCTGTACCTAATGCGTTTAAGTGTGTAAACATTTCAATATCAAATAGATAATGTCTGTATATTGAAGAAGTTGCGTTGATGTCTAAACTTTCTGTAGCAGATACAGTTTCAAATCCACGAGATTTAGCACGACCAATTTGTGGTACTGTTGTTCCCACAGTATTTTGTTCTGTACCTCTTACACTTGTCGCTGTGTCGTATAGATTAACTGTTTTAAATGCTTCTACATCACCTGATACGAAACCAACATCTGGCGAACCATAAACATTATTTACATTAATAAAGTTTTTTACATTAAATCTTGTTTTGTGATTATTTGCTGTTTCAAAATCTCTTGCTTTATCTACATCAACAAAAGTTGTTCCTAATCTTTCAGCCTCATAACCTTTTACATATGCTTTGAAAGGAGATAATCCTACTGCTAATTTTGTAGCGTCACCACCATTTCCTGATGTATATATTCCTCTATTGTTACCTGATACTAAATGCTCTCTAACATCAAAGTCAGGATTAGTTAAAACATAATCACCTGATTCGTCAAATGTTCTACGAGCAAGTGTATCTTCTAATACAGCATATTCAGTATTTCTAACAATACTTTTTATATTACCATTATCAACTCTAGCGATTTCATAAAAGTTTTCGTCTTCAGTTGAAGCTAAAGTCTTTTTAGCTAATGTTAATAGAATTTTAAATCTGTGAGCGCCTGGTGCATTAACATTTGAAGAACCAGCAGCGTTGTCGTTTAGTGTTGCATCATCATTCGGAGTTACAAAAGATTCTGTAACTGTAAACCCTATTCTGTATGATGGAGTATTTGTATATTTGTCGAGTATTAAAGTTGAAGTGTCAACTTGTACAAAGAACCCATTAATATAATATGTACCAGATTGAACAGCTGCAGCTGAACCCGTTGCTGATGTATCTACTACAGCTGATAAAGAAACAGCATCACTATTTGTACCTGTAATTGTTTCACTATCAGTAAATACTAGATTTGTGTTATCTGTACCTGTTTTATTATACTTAACAAATATTGTATCAGGATCAGTACCATCTGTTGCTACTGTATTTACAATCTCTGCTGTAACACCTGAAGTGCCACCTGTTAAGATTGTTCCATTTGTAAATTGTGCTAGAGTATTACCACTTGCTAAACTTGTTAATTTAACAGCGTAGTAACTTGTATCGATAGATACTTGTCCAGGAATAATCATTGCACCTTGTTTGAAAAGGTGATCGCCAACTCTTTCGATTTGGTTTTGTAAGATTGTTTGTGACTGTGTTAATTCTCTCGCTTGAACTGCAAATGCTGGTCTAAAAAGAACTCTATGGAATTTTTTACTTTCCGTAAAGTCATCATAATAAGGCGAGAGGTTAAAGTCTGTTGGACTTGGCATTTATTTCCCTCACATTATAATTTTTGTAATATGATATTTTGTTATTTGCTAATGAACTCATATTACCTCTATTTAATTTATTTTTTCTACAATAATCTGCTAAATTATATATTATAACCGTATTATCATTAGGAGTGGTTACTTTCCATTTTTTTGTCCACGATACTTTACCTAATTTAGATAAACTCATTTTATCTTTTGTTTTTTGATCTAATTTCACACCTTTTCTAGGACTAGGTCTACCTAATGCAGATAAACTCATTTTATTTTTTGTTTCTTCACTGTGTTTATAAACAACTTTATCACCTTTATTCATATTATATCCATTTTTATAACTATCAAATTTTTTTATATAATGTCTTTCTAATAATTTAGCTAATTCTGGAGTTTTACATACATTTATTTTGTTTATCATAAAATTGCCCAAACCATATTTTTTAAAAGCTTTATATAAATCATAATTGTATTTTTTAGAATCATTAATGTGTTGTTCAAATCTTGTTTTGTAACCTCTACAAGTTTGACCTATATAAACTTTTTTATTAATATTATTTTCAATTTTATAAATGTCTATCATAATAAATCATTAGAATTCTATGATGAGTTTAACATTTTCAGTTTGATCGGCCGCTCTTGTAATTGGTGATCTATTCTCAATATATAGTACATCACCAGTATCTTCATCAATTTCACCAGAACTATAACCACTAGCAAAAATAACACTATCTACCGTTGTTGATGAACTTGATGGCGTTGCTGTTGCTGATGATGATTGACCTGTAATAGTATTAGTACCAGAAAACGCTGTTTGATTACCGTTAGCGTCAACACCTTCATCATTAAATCTTGTTTGTATATAATAAAGAATATTATTTGAACTATCCCATTCTACGACTTTACCGACTGCGCCAGTAGTTGCTTGATTAATTTCTTCATCTGCTGTAAATGTACCACTTGGACTAGTTACTAGTACAGCTTTTGTTCCTCTTAAAGTAGTTGAAGATGCAGCAGAACCACCTGATTCTGGATCTCTCATTAAAGCAACTCGTCTAAAATCGTTTGCTGTTGTAAAGTCACCAGAGTTTGCTGCTTCGCCAGCTTCAAAGTTAGTGTTCAAC